GATACCGGACCCCCTCGGCTATGGCCAGCGGGCCGTTGATTTCCTTCGCGCCCTTCGCCATCCGAAATCCAAGCTGCCTGGGCGCGCCTTCCAATTAGATCCTTGGGTTGAGCGCCTTGTCCGCCGCATCTACGGCCCGCGCGATGCTGACGGACAGCGGCAGGTCCGCACCGTCTTTGCCATGATCCCCCGAGGCGCCCGCAAGACCAGCGTCGGCGCTGCGCTTATCGCGCTTCACACCTTCGGCTCGGAGCGCGTTCCTAACGGTCAGGTCGTCTCGGCTGCGGCGGATTCCAAGCAGGCTCAGATTGCGTATGACGAGGCGCTGGGCATCATCCATGCCATGCCGGAAGTCGCCGGCAAGCTGCAAATCCGCGTCGGCACGCATAAGATCCGTCACCCGAAAAAGGGCGCCACGTATGAGTCTATCAGTTCGGACGGCGCCACGCAGCATGGCAGGACGGTCAACTTCCTGCTCTCGGACGAAGTCCACGCCTGGAAAAAGCGTGACCTGTGGGAGGCGCTGAAAACCTCGCTGGCGAAGACCGCGGAGAGCTTGCACGTCATCACGACGACGGCGGGCCGCGGTCAGGACAACCTGGCGTTCGACCTGGTATCATATGCCCGGCGCGTTGCATCCGGCGATGTCGACGACCCTAGCTTTTTGCCTGTCCTATTCGAGCCGAACCCCGGGGCGGACTGGCGCGACGAGGCCCTGTGGCATGACGTCAACCCCGGTCTGGCGCTGGGGTATCCGGACCTGAAGGGGCTGCGCGCCATGGCTCGCGAGGCCGAGTCCCGTCCGTCTGATCAGGATGCGTTCAAGCAGTACCATTTGAATTTCTGGCCGGATCATAGCGCCTCGCCGTTTGTGGCGATGGAGCAATGGGACAAGGGCGCCGACATGCCCGATATCGAAGACGGCGAGCCGTGCTGGCTGGGCGTCGATCTTAGCTCGTCGGTCGACTTGTCCGTCGTGGTAGCCGCCTTCCGAGACGGCGACGACACTGTATTGGTCCCGCAGTTCTTCGTGCCGAAGGATAACCTCCGCCAGCGGCAGGACGCTACCGGCGCGCCCTATGGCGACTGGGTGAAGGCCGGTTACGTGACGGCGACACCCGGCAACGTCATCGATTTCCGCGCCGTCGAGCAGCACATCAGGGATTTGTGCGACCGTTATGACGTCCGCGAGATCGCATGTGATCCAGCGCTTGCCCGCAACTTGCTGAGCAATTTGCAGGACGATGGCCTCCCCGCCATCGAGTTCCGACAGGGTGCTTTATCGATGATGCCCGCCATAGCCGAGTTGGAGCGCCAGGTCATAGCCGGGCGCGTCAAGCATGGCGGCAACCCTGTCCTGCGCTTCTGTATGGCCAACTGCGAAGTCGAAACGAACTCCTATGGGCACAAGGTTCGCCTGACGAAATCAAAGAAATGGCTGTCGATCGACGGCGCGGTCAGCGCGTGCATGGCCGCATACCGGGCCAGCCTTGGCGGCGAGGCCTATGCCGGCTCGATGTATGACACCGACGATTGGAAAAGCATCTATGCCTGATAGTTCATTGCCGCTTCAGGTCGCGATTGTCGCGGCCCTGCGCGGCTCGCCGGCGCTCGCGCCGTTAGTGGCGGGGCGCATCTATGACCGCGTCCCCGACAATCAGCCGCAGCCATATGTAGCGATGGCGTCGTGGGTTGTTCGCAACGACGACACCGATTGCGGCGATGCCTCTGCCGTATCTATGTCGGTGCTCTGCTATTCCGACAAGCCGGGACGGCAGGAAGTCGGCCAGATCGCGGGGGGCGTAAAAGATGCGCTCCACCGGCTCGAGCCTGACGGCGGCGAAGTCCGCTGGCAGGATACGATTTACAGTGTCGAAGACGGCTTGGTGAGCCAGGCGGTGGTGCGGTTCGAGGCCTTGCTCGATGGCTAAGAGCGCCGCCAGCGTGGCTCGGTTCAAGCGCCGGCTGGCCCGCATCCCGGTCGAAGTCAGAGCCGCCACGGCTGCTCAAGCCCTGCTCTCGGCGGCGACGCTTGTGGTCGCACTGAAAGGTAGCTCGCCGAAAGAGTCCGGCCGGTTGGCTGGCAGCGTGCGCTTAGAATCGGCGCGTTCGCCGGACCACTTCCTAGTGCGTGCCGGCGGGCAGGCAACGACCAAGCCCGTCCGCAACGGCCAGTCGGCGCAGTTCGATTACTCGATCCCAACCGAGTATTCCCGCAAGGACCAGCCGGCCCGCAAATGGTTCTGGCCGACCATCAACCACCGCAAACCACAGATTAAAAAAGACCTAGAGGCCGCAGCACTCGCCGCGGCGAAACGCCTTTCAGATTAGGAGTCATTATGACTGACACTACCGAACCCCGCCGCACCGCTCTTATCAACCTTTTCCACGGCGACGGGCGGCACGACTTCCGCATCAAGTACGATGAGTTGATCGAACTACAGGAAAAGCTTGAGGAGGGGCCGCTGCGAACCCTGATGAAGTTCGAATCCGGCGATTGGTCGCCGCAGAGCGTGTATGAGATCGTCCGGCTGGGCATGATCGGCGCGGGCAAGACGCCGGCCGAAGCATATAGCCATGCGCAGCGATACGTGGTGCAACGTCCGATCGCCGAATCCGCGCCGGTGGCTGCAGCTGTGATGAGCGCCGCCCTGATGGGCGCCCCGCCGCAGGAGGCGGAGGTCGCCACGAATGGCTGATTCAAACAGCCTAACTTTCGCGGTAGGCGGCAACGTCCGCGACTTTGAGGCGGCTATGAAAAAGGCCGGCCGCGTTGCCGAGGACGCCGCCAGCGAGATCGAACGCAGGTTTGAAAGGGTCAACCCGTCTATCTCGACCAGCGCACTTACCGGCGCGCTGAAGGGGCTGGGCGCGGCTGTTGCGGCTGTGGGCTTAGAGCGTATTGCCCGCGGCGTGCTCGAGGCCAACCGCGAGATTGCGAGCTTTGCCCAGACCAGCCGGCAAGCCGGTATTGAGCTTCAGAGGTTTCAGGAGTTGCGGTACGCCGCGGGCTCCAAAGGCATCTCCGGCAAGGAATTCGATACTGGCCTGACCGGGCTAGCTAAGGCCCTGAACGACGCCAAGGATGGCGAAGGCGACCTCGCCAAGCTCCTCGACGCGAACAACGTCAAATACAAGGACCGCAACGGCCAGGTCATCAGCACCAACGAGGCGCTCGGCGTCGCGGCGGACCTGATCGCCCGCGCCAGCAGCGAAGCCGACAAGATCGACATCGCCAGCAAGTTCGGGATTCCGGCCGATTTCGTGCCGCTGCTCGAGGGTGGCAGTGCGGCGCTCGACAAGCTTGCACAGAACGCCCGCGATGCCGGCGCGGCCTTGTCCGACGATGTGATCGCCAAGGCGAAGCAGTTTGATGATGCATGGTCGGGCGGCTGGAATGCTTTCACCAGCGCGGCGAAGGCGGCAACCGTCAATGCCGCAGCCGGGCTCGCCAACCTGATTAAACAGGCCGACGATTTCCAGAAGCGCATGACTGCGGCGCGAGAGGCCGGCGGGGCGCTGGGACGTCAGATCGCGGCCATGGCAGCCGGCGGTCAGCCCGTCACTGCCCCGACGCCGCCAGCGCGCCCGGACGGGACGCCGACTACCGCGCCATATCCGCCGAGCCGCCCGGGGCGGGGCTATCTCGGCAGCGACGCAACCAAGATCCCGTCGAAATCCTCTGGCAGCGGTGGCGGCGGCAAGTCCGACGAAGAAACCCGCTACGATCAGGTCCAGCGGTATATTGAGAGCCTGGAAAAGGTAAACCGGGTCCTCGAGGCCGAACAGGCGACACTCGGCAAAAGCAAAGCCGAACGTGCTGCCGCGATCGAACTGGCTCGAATTGGTGCCGTTGAAGATGACGGCCAGCGGCAGAAGATCGAAGATATCGTCAAGGCCAATGAAGCCTTGCGCGAGTCGATTGAGAAGGTAAAAAAGGCCCAGAAAGACGCGAACGAAGCGGCTAAGTTCTTCGGGGAAGCTATTACAGATAGCCTAGCCGACATGATTATCGACGGTGAGAAAGCCACCGATGTCATGAAAAACCTTGTGAAGCAACTCGCCCGCGCTGCCCTGCAAGCCGCACTCATGGGCTCCGGGCCGCTTGCCGGCATCTTCGGCACTAGCGGCACGAACGGCAGTGCGGGCGGCGTGTTCGGGTTGATCGGCAATCTGTTCAAGGGCGGCACGGGCCTAACGGCTGGCTCTGGCGGATTGTACGACTCCGGCGGTTACACCGGCGCAGGCGGCAAGAATACACCGGCTGGCGTGGTCCACAAAGGCGAGTACGTCTTCACGAAGGCCCAGGTCGAAAAGCTCGGGCTGGGCAACCTGCAGAATCTTGCGAAGGGCTATGCGGGCGGCGGTCCGGTCGGGATGCCCATGCCGTCTATCCCGTCTGGGTTGGGTGGCAGCGGCGGCAAGCCGCAGGTCAACGTGAACGTGACGAACCAAACCGGCGCGCAGGTTCAGACGTCGCAAGACAGCAACGGCGATATCTCAGTGATTATCGCCGCGGTCGAGGGCCGAATCGCTGACAACATGATCCGCGGGCGCGGGCCTATGTCGGCGGCGACGCAGGCGATCAATAGCAATCGCAGGTTCCGCGGGTAGCGCAAACCGGCCCGTACCTCGGATGTACAGGGCGGGCCGGTTATTTCATGCGGCTGAATTTAGATATGGACGCGACGATGTCAGATTTGCTCTTGTCTCTGTACGCTGGAATAATGATCGGCATGGTCATCGTTCTGTTTCTTGCGATCCAACGCATCGTAGAGACAGAAAGTATAATGCGCTCCTTGGTAGGCGAGTTGCTTTCAGCTAAGGGGATCGAAAACTTTAGTTCGAATGTACCGTCGGGGGCTACTTCCTGCTCAATCGGCAACTGATCAAACATTATCCCCATTTCGTTGGGCGCGGGGCCAAGTTTCGAATTCTTTGCGCGCAAATGATTGAGCCGAACGGGCTTGTCCGTTGTGTTGTGTACCTTGAGCGTCAGCCCGGCACCTGCAGAAGTGCGCGTTCGCTGCTCAACCCACGCCAAGGGCAGCGGCGACTTCCATGTTCTGAAGAATGCCACGATCGCGATAGCGGTCGTTACCGTCTGCCAGAGCAGCGGCAGCCACTTCGTCGGCTCCCAATCGGGGGATGGCGGCACGGGCGCGGTCAAGGTCGATCAGTCATTTCACCTTGAGGTGCTTCTTGCCCTTCACCGCATCCCGGATGCCCTTGCGGATCCCGCGGACGAGCTTGTTGATTATCTCCACTGCTTGTTCGTCCGAGATCATAACGGCTTCGGTTTTCGGCTTTTTCGGCCCCTTCGATCTTCTGCGTTTCCGCTTAGGCCTTTCGCCTTCTTTGGATTCTTCCGTCATCCCCACCTCCCCATTTTCCGCAGCGTCACCCACCAGCAGGGGCGCGGTCAAGGGGCGGTGTCGTCCTCGTCCTCATCCCATCCGCGATCCGGCTCGGGGTCGCGAGATTTGGGTTGGATACGCACCCGGCCGGATGGTTGACCCGACAATTGCTGCGCTCGCGAGAGCCTTCCGCTTGGGCGCAGGCTTACTCTTCCTGATCAGTTTGGCCATCTATCCCCCCACAATTTTCCCGAGCGTCACGTAACGGCATCGTACAGTCAAGGACGCAGCGCAACTCCCGGGCCAAGCGGATCCACCCCCGGCTCGACGAATTGAACCCCTGCGGCTTCGAGGGCGGCGCGGATGATGTACGCGTCGACCGTGCCACGAACGCCCCGGAAGCGCTGGACCTGGAGAGGAAACTTGAGTGGCATTAGAACAAAATGAGAACATGCCGAGTGAGAGTCAAGTCTGCTACGCGTAGCAAGCATTTGTCGAATTCTGGCGTAATAACTGCCGATCCAAATTAGTATTAGCTGGAAAGCGCTATAATGGTTGTCAACCAAAAGTAACCGATGCAGATCGTGTTGACTTTTGACGTCAAACATTCGCTCCCGGCGACTCGAATTTAGACGTTGACTCTTCCGCTGAATCGAGGAATCGTTAGCCCAAGTCGCAAGGGGCGGCTGGGGAGTATTACGAAATGTCAGATATGAATACTGCGCTTTCAGCGCAAACGGAGACGCTTGCGTGCAGCGCAAGGTCAGCGACGCCATGGCGTAGTGGCTCCATCGGTGGAAGCTACAATCCCGACGCCGAACCGAGTGGCGGCTTTACGCCGATGCCGGCGGGTGACTACACGCTTGAGATCGTGGAGTCTGAGTATGCCGCGACCAAGTCCGGCAACGGCATGGTCTTGAAGACCAAGGCGCAGGTCGTTGGCGGTGAGTTCGACGGTCGCCCGTTCTACATCAACTACAATCTGGAGAATCAGAACGAGACCGCGCAGGAGATCGGCCAGCGTGACTTCGCGGGCCTGCGCCGCGCAACAGGCGTGCTCGCGCCGGAAGATAGCGAGGAGCTGCACTTCAAGGCGTTCCGCGTGAAGATGGGCATCAAGGCTCGCAAGGACACGGGTGAACTGGAAAACGTCATCAAGCAGTACCTGTTCGACGACGAAACACTAGCAGCGTGAAGACGCCGGGCCGTGGGGGCTGGGGGGCTTGCAACGGCCCGGCGTCCGCCACCCCTCTCGCAAAAGGCGGCGATTGATCATCGGACAGGATGGCAGGCATCGCAAGGCGCCGCCGATCACGAGTCACCGAGCCGCGAATGCCGGTCGCCGCAAGGTGGCGGGCGCCATCCAAGTTATGGCATTTTGCCCATGAGGGCAAAAAACTCAATGATTACAAGGGAAGTGGCGGAGACGGAGGGATTCGAACCCTCGATACCCTTGTGGGGTATGCTCATTTAGCAAACGAGTGCCTTCAGCCTCTCGGCCACGTCTCCGGCGAAAGGCTCTATGCCCGATCGTGAAGCCCTTTGACAAGCCTCGCCGATCACTTTGCACCATGGATAATTCCGCAAGGCGGCGGATCGGCGAGCCGCGCCTCGCGCCGGCGCTGCCTTTCACGAGGGCTGGCATGGTGAGGGTCCTGCGAACG